CGCATGCACGTCACCATCTAAGATAGGGGTCTTTGTTTTACTTCAGGTTTCTACTGAAGAAAGGAGGAAGGGAGGGCGAGAAAAGAGGTTCAACGAACGCGCACTCTCGCTTTCGCGCGTCGTGACAAGACGGCGACTTTCGTCGCGGGACGCTTGGCGGACATCGATCGAGACTTTGACGTCGTCGAACGAGCAGTCGAAGGAGCTCGATAAGCCACACGCAATGCTGGCGCGCGTGGGGTAAACGTGCCTGGCGAACCACCAAGCCCGCCTATCGCGCGCTCTAGCAAAATTGGCGCAGCTTGCTTAAGGGCAGGTTCAAACACGCCGAAGACTCGAGAAGCGGCTGACCCAATAGCGTTGAGTATGTCGTCAAGTGAGTTGTACGATGCTGGGTACGCATCCTTCAAATCAACACATAACTCATAGTATGCCTCTAACGCTTTAGGATCATAGGGAGCGGGCGGCTCTGCGAACACCCTGTCCGAAGCTGCAGGATTCGGCACAATCTCCAAACCGGCGATCACCTTGACTTGCAAACTGGATGTGAATTGTCCGGCACCGCCCGACAACCCACGCCAAATCATAACGCCCGAATTAACGTTATCATATCCAGAATCGCAATTCAAGTAGCCAACCAAAGATTGGCCCGCCGAAATGGCGGACGCATCAACAGTTGGAGCACGGAAAACCCATGGGAGAGTTGAGCCTGCATCTTCATCAGGGTTGGTCGTAGGAGTCAGAATCGCTCCAAACCGGAACTGCGAGTAATCAGCAGTGAATAAACCCATGTGCCCTGTTTGCAATGAAATCGGCACTTCAGCAACCGTTCGAGCGAAAGGCTGCGACGGCCCAGCCAAACGCAGTGGCATGTAGACGCCTTCACGGGCTGCGTCCATGTAAAACTGCGGCGCAGTTGCCGCGAGCGCCGTTTCGTCCGCTGGCAGTACGGTCTGGTAATACCCGGCTACTAGGGCATTCCCCCCGGGGTTTGGGTAGCCATTAGGTATGACCATACCATTACGTCGAATCAAAGGGCAGTATTGCGCCGCATACACCTGACCCTGGTCTGCAACGGCAGCTGCGATCAATGTAACAGTAACAGACTTGAACTGATGTCTGAAGGCCGCACTATTGATCACGGGGGTGTTGGCGTATGCGGTGTGACTCGACGCATCCGTATAATCATAATATCCCATGGCAAAGTTGTGATCCCCTGAGGGCTGTAGTCGGATAACTCCGCACTGTGTGTACGCCGGAGCAGCCGTGGTTGAGAAATCGGTCCCACCTGGACCCGTCGCCCAGTACAACGCGTTAACGTCGCCCGGGGGGATCCACATGAAACAATCCCACGAACCACCGGGGTTGTCCGGCGGCGGAAGAATCGTCGCTTGGATGCGGTAATCTGGCCGCAGCACGAACGCTGAGCTCGGATCAGGCAAACCAGGGGACTTATCTCCACTGGCTGGGTGCAACGCACGCATCAGCCACTCACGAGAAGGCCCAGAGACTCCAAATCTCTGAAGCTTCTTCTCGATCCTATCACGCATCACACCAGTTTCTGAGTGGAACGGCATTAGTCCTTTTCAGGATGATGAATAGCCCGGCAGTTCACCAGACACCAACACCTCTATCTTGTATGTCGCACGTGTCAGCCTCCACAATGCGATCGAGTGTCGGATGTCTGAGTAACAAAGGCTTAGACGGCAACCCATCGAGCCAACCTTCCAGTTCCTCCAACTCGCCAACCGAGACACCATAGCGACGCGCCATAGTGTCCCAGATGCAAGAATCGAAACTGTAGCTCGACCCACGATAGTTGTAGCCCTTGTCGGAACGCGCAGCAACTCCTCTAGAGTCGAATTTACGAAGCAACACACGAATGACGGGAATGTCACCACAGACAGGCAACAATCCACGACTCACTCCACGCTTGTACTCTTCCACCCGGCGTTTACCTGGAGGATTCACCGTCCACCACAAGCGTGCGAACAACCTACCAGGTTGCGGCACGAAGGCGATAGACTGCCCCGTAGGCATCCAGATACCCGATATGAAAGAGGTGTGCTCGTAATCCTCGAAGAGGCGCGCCTCAGGCACAATACCATACTCACGCTCAGTGCGAACTAAATCCTCACAGTTCGCCAAACTGTAGAGCGCCACCAAGAGATCGTCCCCAGCCACTAAAATCGACCCCTTGAGCCCTAAACGAACAAGTGCAGCATAGGCTATCGCAGCATTGACGAGACTATTGCCAAGTGTCGTGTCGTTGTGTCCGGATTTAACGGTGTAGTCCATCTCATATTTCAAGACGGACCCGGGGAACACCGCTTGACCCCCAACACAATTACACTGACGGGCGAAATCACCCAAACGCGCATCAACGTCGTCATACAAGCGTTGTCTGAAATCCGCATGCATCTCCTGCATACTCGCATCCCAGTTCTTGCCGTCACGCTCATAATAACAAACGGCGCCGTCCGAAATGACGTCACTCATCCACCGGCCTATCTCATCCGCGCGCATGCCACTCGCAAATGTGATGTCTATCCCCTCACGAACATAGCAACGGCGAAACCGGGCACATATTGCCTTCTGTAGGGCGTAGAACTCAGGACCACACTCAGCCTGAGTGGCGAGCGTGTCGTAGAACTGAATCAACCGCGCCTTCGTCGGCATTTTGTGGTTTACCTCTCGTTTCACCATCGCCTTGACACGTTTAGGATTTGGGACATCCTCCGAACGCGACTTCTCAAAAGAGCGCTGCTTGCCTTCATCCCATTTAGGTAGCCAGCCCTCATAGAAGTGCATCGGATTCGCATCAAACTCGGCATCGATCCCCACCAGGGCACGCCGAAAATCGGGCAGATACTCACGAAGATCCGCTGTCGCTGGCGTTTGGGCAGTCCCATGTCTATGACATAGTGCATTGTGCGCATTACACGAGCACTTGCTCAAGACATAGGAATACCCAGTCGACCAGCCCATCAACCGCGAACCAACGACTTTCGCTGCCTCACATCCCCGCGACTTGTTAAGCACTTTGATGCGACAGTGGCTGCCCAACTTCTTCTCATCTCCATAGCCAAGGCAGACGGTAGAAGCATCCACCGAGTTGAGTTCAAACGCGCCGACTCCCATCGGCAACACGGCTGACTCAAGATCGATGCGGCCCTCACTATCCAGCACACAATGGTGCAAACAAGTCGCGGTCTTCCGGCGATACCCACACAAGTCCATCACCGCCAACACGAACGCTGCTGTGCTCCCAGCGTACAAAGGTGAACAGCCGACCCGACTAGACTTTTCGGCCTGAGTCTCCGCATTGACGAGTAGAGCCGTCAGACCCCCGCCTAAAATGGCCGCTACCACACTAAATATGATAACGATCCACAGGAACTTACGGAGCCTCAGCTTCAACACCCGCCTCCACGCGACCCAGTCGTTGCTTGTCACTGCCGAATCGACCCAAGCCCACGCTGCCCGAGCCACACTCATTCTCTCCTCGGTATCTCCTTCTCTTTGTCGATTCTCTACGTTTCGGCAAACGATAGAGATCCCGTCACCTAGAGCCTCAACGTCACGTGTACGGTTAGTGTGCTTGACCGCGTAAGCCGCCCGAACTGCTGCATCCCACAACGTAGTCGCTACGCCACGGGGGTTCTGGACGGCCCTAAGCCCGCACCACATATACCGACAACATTCGCCGAAACTCGAGATGACGGTCAGCAACAGAGTGACCGTCGCGAGCATCCAGCGCCGAAGCCGTTTTCGAAAGGATGATGCCACGGCAGAGGTCAAATCGAATGCGTCTGTTTGGACACCTACGTCCACGCACTCGACTCCCTCATCCGCAGCCCCGCCACTCCCAGCGGGTTCAATCACCTCGCGTTCGATTACGACCGGCGCCGACTCGACGACATCCACGGCCGGCTGCACCAGTTCGTACGTCGTAACGTTGCATTCATCACCAAACTCAGTGGTGATAAGCACATCACGCCACGGTGAGTACGGATTGCTGGCACGATCACCTCCGTAGACTTTACCACCCAACGGCTGAACAAAGAGAGGATCGATAAGATCATGTGTGTGTTCCCAGCTCGGGCAGCGCGGGGATACACCTTCACACGTTGGATGCAAGTAAGCATCCGCGTAATCGTCATCACCCTCGACCGCAACTGGATAAGGTCTGCTCGGATACACGCGACTCAGGCTCGCACACACTGAATCGCGGCTCAACGGCTCATGCTTCTCCAATCGCGGTCCCTGCCACTGCGCTTCGACGCGACCCGCATCAGGATAGAACGTTCGAACCCCGAACGGTCCATAATAATCGGGCCGCGTCCCCTGGACGTCCACGAACTCCACGCTGGGGGCTGGAGGCTCCCCACTCGGCTCGACATCAGGAGCGTGGAACTCTTCGACTTGAGCTGCGGCATAACGCTTACGCCTCGCCCTCTGTCGCTTCCCATAGTTCCTCCTCCGCTCCTGCTGCCTACCTTCAGCGCGTGCTCGCTCATTCCGTCCAGGTCGCCTAGCAACCACTTCCTCCTGCTCATTTAAAGTCACGAGCTTGACTTCGCTTGTGGGGACTGCTGGCAGTTCAGATACGGGCACTTCCGCCACGAAAATGAACTTAGGCAACACAGGAAGGGTGATACCGACGAACTCTTCAGTGAGCCAGAGCGGTTCATCACGATCTGTCTTTTCCACTAGGGGAACTGTCGGCAACTCTTCAAACGTGCGTTGTTCATCCCAAGGCAACTCGGCGTCCTCCGCATCCGCCTCATCAGCGGCTTGTTCGGCGGCTCGCTCAAGAGCATCGTGGTACAACTGCGCACGTCGTTCCGACTCCTTCTCCGTCATGTACTGAGACAATATCTTCATGGCACCGCCCGGCTCACGATTTGCGATCTTGAGCCGTCGATCGACTTCCTCCCAGACAGCAGCGTAAATGCGTTTCTCCAAGGATGTCACATTTGGGTCGCGAGTTACCTGGTCCGTGTCCCCCTGGTAGCCGTTGATGACGGACAAGACAAGTGCAGGGGAATGCCCCATATCTTTGCCGACATCAACGGCGTACCGCTTCCGGAGACTATCGCGTATCGCTGCTCGACCCAGGGAACTTCTGGGTTGGATGTACAGCGCGCGAAAATAAGCCTGGCGCACCTTAGTGGGGGCATCAGCCCGCAGGCGGCGGCTTCGTCGATCTATCCAGCGTCGATAGTCGACCTCCGGGGCAGCGGTCCGGTCACCAATAAATGGTTCCTGAACCGCCGTACTCGC